AGTGAATACGCTTTTTTCTTTTGTATCACAGGCAACTTAACCTTATTGGTAGTAAACACTGACAGCAGAGTGTATAATCAGCTGTAAGGCAACTATTTAAATCATGTATTTAAATCAACATTTTAATCAACTTAGAAAGGCAACATAAAATGGCTAGTCTCTCAGAAATTCGTGCTCGTTTAGCACAATCAGAAAACAAACAAGGTGGACAATCACAATTCAGTGGTGATAATGCAATTTACCCACATTGGTCTATGGATGAAGGATCGTCAGCAACACTACGCTTCCTTCCAGACGGTAATACAAAAAACACATTCTTTTGGCAAGAGCGAGCTCAAATTCGACTCCCGTTCAACGGAATTAAAGGCGAGATGGATAGTAAGCAGGTTATTGTGCCTGTTCCATGCGTAGAGATGTATGGCGAAGTTTGCCCAGTTCTTACAGAAGTTCGCACTTGGTTCAAAGACAAATCACTAGAAGAAATGGGTCGTAAGTATTGGAAAAAACGCAGTTATATTTTCCAAGGCTTCGTTCGTGAGAACCCAATCGGTGATGACAAGACTCCGGCAAATCCAATCCGCAGATTTATTATCGGCCCACAAATCTTTACACTTATCAAAGGTGCATTGATGGATCCAGAATTGGAAGAATTGCCAACAGACTTGCTCCGTGGCCTAGACTTCCGTGTTAGCAAGACTGCTAAAGGTGGTTTTGCTGACTACTCTAGTTCCAAATGGGCTCGTAAAGAAACAGCATTAACAGAAGCCGAACAAGCGGCTATTGCTGAACACGGGTTATTTGATCTAAGCACATTCTTGCCTAAGAAACCAGGCGAAGTCGAGCTTAAGGTTATTAAAGAAATGTTTGAAGCAAGTGTTGATGGTCAGAGTTATGACACAGAGCGTTGGGGTCAGTATTTCCGCCCAGCAGGTGTTACGGCTCCAGCAGGTAGTTCTACACCAGCACCAGCAGTAGTTGATGAAGATGTTCCTGCGGCTAAACCAGCACCAGTGGCTTCAAGTTTTGATGATGAAGATGATGTAGCAGTTGCGTCAGCACCTGTGGCAGCTAAACCATCAACAGACAAAGCTCAAGACATTTTAGCAATGATTCGAGCTCGTCAGAAAGCGTAATTAGTGAAACTAACAGTTATTTTAGGTGTCAACAGTGAAGCATCCTTTGACATTTTGTTAAATGATAATGATTTTGTTCGTAAATGGACAGAAGAATTACGATGGCATCTGAATAACTGTGAGTTTGACCAACAAGAAGCATTTGCAACGTTACTTACTTTACAAGAAAAAGCTGATATACTAAAAAAATCTTGTCTGACTATAAACAAATATTTAAAAAACTTTATTGAAATTCGAGAGGACTTTGTTAATCAGTCTCAGGAATATTTTAATTATTTGCACAGAAAATTTGAAATACTAAGTGGCGGATTTGAAAAACCAACTAGACTATTTTCTGTAGCAAATCAAGAATTAAGAGATGCCATTAGACAGTTAAATTTTTTTGTACACAGCACTGAAGTTAAAAAAGAGTCATATCCTGCTATGTATTTAAGTTTTAATAAAGATCAATACCGTAGACAACCGTTTGAAGAAGACGATTACAAGTACCATGAATTTGCATTTCCGCCCGGAACATTAATTGCACACTTTCAGGAGTTGGGAAAAGAATTTATTGATTTGTACGAAGATCGATTAGAATTAGATTATCCAGGATTTAAAAACTCACATTTCTTTGGCGGCGAGGCCTGGTTGATGTTGACTAAAGGCACCAAAATGAATGATCCGCTATTTATTGAATGGTTACAAGCTCGTGGAATTGATCCATATGATAAAAAGTTAGGTCATGGTAGAATCCCATTAGGGCATGTTGAAGATATTAGTCAAGTTAGTGATATGTTGAAAAAGCATCGATATTTAAAAGAACTCATAATTAAGGAGTAATACAATGGCAAAACCATTTGATATAAGCAAGTTCCGCAAGGACATCACCAAGAGTATTGAAGGCCTAAGCATTGGATTTAATGATCCAACTGACTGGATCTCAACAGGCAACTTTGCCTTAAACTATCTTATTAGCGGAGACTTTAACCGAGGTATTCCACTAGGCAAAATTACAGTGTTTGCTGGTGAATCTGGTGCAGGTAAGTCGTATATCTGTTCTGGCAACATTGTTAAGAATGCACAAGAGCAAGGAATCTTTGTTATCCTGGTTGATACAGAAAACGCACTTGACGAGACATGGCTACACGCACTCGGTGTAGACACCAGTGCAGACAAGTTACTTAAACTAAACATGTCAATGATCGACGATGTGGCCAAAGCTATTTCGACATTTATGATTGACTACAAAGCCTTACCAGATGGCGAGCGCATGAAGGTGTTGTGGGTTATTGACTCACTTGGTATGTTGTTAACTCCTACAGACGTTAACCAATTTGAAGCAGGCGACATGAAAGGCGATATGGGTCGTAAACCTAAGGCACTTACAAGTCTAGTTCGTAACTCAGTTAATATGTTCGGTGGCTACAATGTTGGAATGGTATGTACCAATCACACATATGCTAGTCAAGATATGTTTGACCCAGATGACAAAATCTCAGGTGGTCAAGGCTTTATCTATGCATCCAGTATTGTTGTTGCCATGAAGAAAATGAAACTTAAAGAAGACGAGGATGGCAATAAAATTTCCGAAGTTATGGGTATCCGTGCTGGTTGTAAAGTAATGAAAACTCGTTATGCTAAACCGTTTGAAGGTATGCAGGTTAAGATTCCTTATGAAACAGGTATGAACCCCTACAGTGGATTAACTGACCTGGCAGAGAAAAAAGGTATTCTTAAGAAAGATGGTAATCGTTTAATGTTTGTTACCAGCGACGGCGAAATTATTAAACAATTCCGCAAGGCTTGGGAGTCAAACGAAGATGGTTGTTTAGATAAAGTAATGCTAGATTTTGTAAATCAACGCGAAACGGTAACGACCGAAGACACAGCCACGGAGGAATAAGAATGTCGGTAGAATTAAGCAAAGAAATTTGGAACGAACTCAAACGTTATGTTAATGTCGTAGATCGTGATGAAGCGGCAGAAACACTGGTAAGTGTATTAATTGATAACGATGTTAGCGCAGACGAGGTCAAAGCTACTTTTAAAAGTGATTCTGAAGTAAAACGGGCCTTGGCCAGTTATCTCAAAGATCACGAAGAAGCCGATGATGATGAAGCCGATGATGATGAAGACTATGACGAGGATGACGATTATTAATGTCATCTAAGTATTTTCCAATCCGCACAGACACGGCTTGCCAATTAAAATGGAATTGGAGTACTATACAACTGTATGATGGTAGCACCAATTCGTGTCATAGAGTTGGACAAACTGTAATACAACCAGAAAATTTTAGTACTTTTCATAACACTCCTAAAAAAGTAGCAGACCGTCGTCTTATGTTGGAAGGAAAATGGCCCACTGGTGGTTGTGAATATTGTAAAAATATTGAGGATGCAGGCGGACAAAGTGATAGACAATTTCATTTACAAATACCTAATTTAGCTCCTCCTGAATTAGAATCAAATCCTACAGCAGTAGAAGTTACTCCTCGTATATTAGAAGTATATTTAGATAACGTCTGTAATATGAGCTGTATCTACTGCTGGGACGGTTTTAGTAGTCGCATACAACAGGAAAATGAAAGATTTGGAAATTTTGTTAAAAATGGAATTGAAATAAAAAATTATGCTGTTCGACATCCACAGCACACAGAGTTGTCGGTAGCTTTTTGGAAATGGATGGAGCAAAATTCAACATCGTTGGCTAGGTTCCACATATTAGGCGGAGAGCCATTTTATCAGGAACAATTTGAAACCTGCATAGAATTTTTAGAAACACATCAAAATCCAGAATTAGAATTTAACATAGTTTCAAACTTAAAAGTTTCCATACCTAAATTAGAAAAATTTATTGAGCGTATAAAAAATTTATTAATTAGTCGCCGAATAAAAAGATTTGACCTTACTGTTAGTATTGATTGCTGGGGAGATGAGCAGGAATATATACGGTATGGTATTGACATGGAGCAATGGCAAAAAAACTTTGATTATATAGCACAACAAAAATGGATAACCTTGAATATTAATCAAACTATCACAGGATTAAGTATAAAAAGTATGCCCTTGTTAATTAGATATATTAACGGGCATAGAAAAATAAGGCCCATTGGACATTATTTTACGGCTTGTACAAATAGATCACACTTGTACCCTGGTATATTTGGTTCTGGATTTTTTGATCAAGATTTTAAAAATATTCTTGAGGAAATGCCCGCTGATAGCTGGCAACATGATAATGCTAAGGAAATGATGCTAGGGTTACAAACAGAATTTAATTCTCATCAGCGAGATGGTGCCGAATTATTAAAATTAAAAACTTTTTTAAATGAAATTGACCGTCGTCGACAACTGGATTGGTCAAAAACTTTTCCGTGGTTAATAAAGGAATTAGAAAATGTGGTATAGCAAAGTAGTATCGGACCTTGGCAATATTCCTGATTTTATTACTCATTATGAGGTAGAACTTGATGAAGCTAAACGTGATTGTCGAGTTGGCGGACTAATTGAGAAGAATATTACAGCATTACCTGGCATTACAGAACACAGATTTAATCAGCTACAAGAAATTGAAGCAGTCTTAAATTATCTCAACATACAGTTACGCAAAATCCGTCGTCGGCATTTCCAAAAGTATTTAGAAGGGTATGCTCGTGCGTTAACCAGCCGCGATGCTGAAAAATATGTCGACGGCGAAGACGAAGTGATTGAGTTCGAGACACTAATCAACGAAGTGGCATTGCTCCGCAATCGTTTTTTAGGAATTCTTAAAGGTATGGAAAGTAAAAACTTCATGCTTGGACATATTGTTAGATTACGGGCTGCCGGCATGGAAGATGTGCAAGTATAATGTTTAGTGTACCAGTACAAAATTCTCGTCCTAGTTTGGATATTCTTAATGCATTACAAGAGTATGATGAATTTATGGAAAGCATCGATACTCTAGTAGATCTTGGCTGTGGAGATGGAGCGGATATTGAATGGTGGGCAACCAGGACCACCAGAGATGATATACCTAAACCTCTTAATATTACATGTACTGGAGTTGACCAAATTGATCAAGTATTTGCCCCTAGAACATATAAGAATGTATTTTACCAACGTACAGATTTTGAAAACCCTGTAGCACTTACAAGCGATAAAAAGTTTGATGTATTATGGTGTCATGACGCATTTCAATATTGTATAGACCCAATTAGCACCTTATCACAATGGAGAAATATCACAAATGATAGTGGTATGTTGGCAATTACTGTTCCGACTACTATGACTGTGCATCATCGACATTTAGCATTCACACAGCAAAGTGGGTGCTATTACCATCATACCATGGTTAGTCTTATTCATATGTTGGCTCTAACTGGATGGGACTGCGCCGCCGGATTTTTCCTGCAGAAGCCCAACGATCCGTGGATTCGTGCTATAGTATATAAAAGTGAGCAAGAGCCGTTAGATCCTAAGACAACAAATTGGCATCGGCTTAGCGAACTAAATTTATTACCTAAATCGGCGGCCGAAAGTGTAAATGCCCACAATTACCTGCGTCAACAAGATTTAGTATTACCTTGGTTAGACCATAGTTTAACCTGGATGGGCCAACAATAATTGCCGACTACTCCCTAATACAGTATCGAATATGATAAATAACTATAGGAGATTATAATTATGGCTGAAAATCGAACACTACAATTTTTAGGACTTGCATACGGAAATGCACCGGTATTATTAAATGCGCATATTAACGGCACCGTTGTTTTTTCAGGTGAAGTACCTACAGTGAATTCTTACCCCCCAGACCCACTCGGGATAGGATCTAATCAATCATTATTTTCTGCAGACACTACATTATTTCCAACTGACTTTTCTGGAGCATACCCGGTGACGATATCGGTTGCTAACGGATATGCTACATTGATTAGTGGTATAAATTGTAATTATATGTTATCTTGTGTTGTTGGTACTCCGGCTGTGATGGAAAATTCGACTATCACAGGGACCACATTAACTGTGGGCACACTAGCCACCGGCACAATAAAAATTGGACAATTATTATCTGGCACCGACATTGTTGCCAATACTTATATTATCAGTGGAAGTGAGTCGACCTGGACTGTAAATAATAGTCAAACTGTTGCAACAACAACAATTACTGGGCAATCATGGACACCGATTCCAGGCAATGCTACAGCATTCAGCGCCTGTTATGTTAACCAAACGCCAAATAATGGTACTAACCC